GTGAAGGTTAAGTTTACCCAAACGATGATAGCTTCTATTCCCGTTCCTGAAAAGAGGACGGATTATCGGGACAACGTCGTCCAAGGGCTTACGCTTCGCGCCGAGCCTTCGGGGCGGAAGTCGTGGTATTTGGATTATAAGTTCGACGGCAGGCGGCGCTGGTGGTTTATCGGCCACGCCGCTTATATTTCGCTTGCGGAGGCGCGGCGGGAGGCGCAGGCTTTTCTCGGGATTCTCGCGAAAGGGAAGGACCCTCTCGCTGTTCCGGAGCCGGAGTTGACGTGCGGGCTGCTGCGCGAGGAGTATTACGCGCCGTGGGTTATCGAGAACCGCAAGAGCGGCGGGGAGACCGTGAAAGGTCTGAAACGTTATTTTACGCGCTTTGACGAGCGGCCGGCGGCGAGTCTTACGGTGGGGGATATGGAGCTGTGGCGGCGCGAGATGCGCGAGACGCGAAAGCTGAAAGCGGCGACGCTGAACCGCGCCGCGACGTATCTGACGGCTATGCTCAACTGGGCCGTGAGGCGCAAGCTGATTTCCGCTAACCCGCTGGAGGAGCTCGACCACTTGAAGGAGACGGATTCAAGGAAGAGCTGGCGGTTTCTTTCGAAGGATGAGATCGCCGTGCTTAAGGAGGCGCTGCGGGCGCGCGACGCGGCTGTGCGCGCGGGGGCCGTCCCGTGTATTTACGCGGAGCCGATGGGCGGTGCTTTCGCCGATCCGCTTGAGCCGATGGCGCTCGTTGCGCTGAATACGGGCGTGCGGTGGGGGACTCTGGTCTCTCTGCGCTGGCGGAACGTCGATCTCGCGCACGGGACGCTGTATATCGATGCGGACAGCACGAAGGCGGAGGCGGCTCAGACGCTTCCGCTGAACAGTTCCGCGCTCGACGTGCTGAAGAAGTGGTGCGAGGAGGCGCCGGGGGCCGCGCCCGTCTCGCTGGTCTTTCCCGCGCCGACGGGTGGGATGTTCTATAACGTGAACAAGGCGTGGTATAGACTGCTCGCGGATTCCGGCCTTGGGCACCTGCGTTGGCACGACCTGCGGCATACTTTCGCTTCGCAGCTCGTCATCGCCGGCATCCCGCTGAACACTGTCCGCGAGCTGCTGGGGCATAAGAATATAAAGACGACGCTCCGGTACGCGCATCTTGCGCCGCAGGGGTTGCGGGCGGCGGTGGAGTGTATTTGAATAAAACTCTTATAGCAGGTGAAAGTGGATGAGCTGGACGGGCTGGAGAACGGTTTGCCATAATACTTATGCTCTCTGCGATTTCCACTGCCAAGGCGGAATAGCAGGACATAAGGCATAGCCCACCGCTTTCGCAAAGGGCTATAGTTATGATTGCTGTTTTTTAAGGTACTCCCTCATCTGTCTGGAGAGGCAGGAGGGACATGTGCAGTCTTTGTTTTTTGTGATATGTGACAGTCCGTATATTTGCGGCCCGTTTTTGTCAAAGCACGATTGTATAATGTCGAAATATTGAGCATCGCCTCTTTCATATCTTCTAAAGACTGAGTATGCAATGTGGTCTGCTGCCTGTATCGGTCTCGAAGTTTTTGAATTTACAAAAAGGGGCACTTCCGGAATGCTATTGAGGCGTTCGTTCCATTTAGTTCCTTTTCTCCGAAATTCTATCATCATATCCTGAAGGACAGATTCATAGGCTTCGGATTTGTCTATGATTATCAATCCCTTTTCTTTGTTGTTGCCGTCTCTCTTATGAATTCTGGCTATATATTTGTCGAAGCGGCTGCACAGATCTTCAAAGGCCGTTTTCATCGGGTCTGTTTCCGTGTTTTCTTTTTTATTGATAACCGCTGCAAGTATGCAGGCGCCGGATCTCTTAGACTCGTTGGCGATTATTTTAAGGACCTCTTTCTGTGTTTGCACACGGTTTTCCCTTGTCATTGTCTCCCATGGCTCTTTGCCGCGCGGACAATAGATTTCGGACGCATGGAATTCTACTGTTTCCGGTGCCTGATTAGATATTTCCCCGGCAAGTTCATTCATCCTTTTATTTATCCAAAAAAGGCTGTTTTCATGTAGTATCAGGCCTGCAAGGACAAAATGTTCCTCTTTTTGATTGCGTACTGAGCCAGAATCGTCCAGATATAACAGATACGTAATTGTCACGCCCCTTATAAAAATACGGGAGCCATTTATGACTCCCGCTTCACCAATTACTCTGCACCATCTTTTTCGCCGAACCAAGTTGCCTTGTGGGAACAACCTGCGTGTGCCCCGCTGTCCAACGTTGTGCGCCGAGTGAAAGAACCGCGTCTTTCAACGGACAACCGATTACTGCCCTCTCAACGTAATGCCATTATTACAAATAATAGTCGCAGTGTCAAGGTCGCTTTATATTAAAATATGGCGTTTTGGTTCAGTTTATTAACTGCCATTTGTTGGCCGCGGCGGAAGGTTTTTTGCTCGGCTTCGTCGGGGAATTTTCGTTTTTCTTGGACTTTCGGCGTTGGGCGGGGGGCAGGTTGTCCATTTCGGGGGTATCGCTCTCCTTTACAGGATTTTCAGGTGGGGCGGTTAGGTTTTTATTTCGGTTTCCCGTCCATTTGTAGGTGCGGCGGAAGCCGGCGGCTTCAGCTTCTTTCGCCGTCATTCATAACGGCGATGTTATTTTTTTCATCTCCAGCGGCCATTTTATGTCTCCATTTAAGATGTAATTTCTGATGTTCTTGAAATTTATTATAGAGTCCGTTGTTAGGTATCCATTTAAATTAAAATAAAATTTGTCAGGTTTGAGTTGGGCTTCTTCGATGTCAGACTTTAAAATGATGTCTCTCATTGATTTTGCGCGACTTAAGGCTACGTAGGCAAGGTTGGCCGCAAATTTTTTGCCTTCCAGATTTATTGAGTATTTTTCAAGCGTAAGCCCCTGGCTTTTGTGGATGGTGATGGCCCATGCGAGTTTTATAGGATATTGGGTGAAGCTATATTCTCTTTCTTCTATTATTTTGCCCTTATTGTCAAGTTTGTATATCATTTTTTCCCAAGTGATTTTATTTAGTTTGTGTATTTCGTTTTTATGCGGCCCGCTTGTAATTTTTAGAATAATTTTCTCTGTTTTATCAGTGTTTTCGCATTCTATTACTTCTGCCAATGTGCCGTTTGCATAAAGCAAGACAGGGTGTTCTTCGGCGCCGTCGGTATCATCGTATATGTTATAGATTATCATTACTTTCGCACCAACGCAGATTTCAAGCTTTTCTTCCGCCGGCGGGGAAGAAGCTATCTTGCCTTCTGGATAGATATCCGCAGTGAAGCTGACTTTTTTATTTTTTAATTTGTCTATTTCTGTAAGGTTGATGTCTTTCGCAGTAATATTCGTCGCCGTCAATTCGATGGATGGCGTAAAGTTATTCTGTTTTGTCAGTTGGTTCAGCTCTTTGACACATTTCTCCGTGTTTTTGTATTGACGTATGTAGTTCAGCAGTTTGATCATGCGGGCTTTGTCCTGCTGGTCCGCCCTTTCGCATTTTGTGAGGCGCACGCATTTAAAATTATATTGTCCTAATCGTTCGCTGAATGCGAAATGCAGATGGCGCGGATCTCGCCCCATACTTTTGAATAATTCATATTCACTTAAGTTTTCTCCTGATTGAGTATCACTTTTCTTTTTACTCAAGAACGGGGGCAGTTGTAAGAGGTCTCCGGCAAAGATCAACTGATAGGGGCGCTTTCTTTTGGCTCTTTCTATTCTTAAAAGCATGGCCTCCATCAAATCCATTCTAATTATTGATATTTCGTCGATGATTATTGTGTCGGCTGCTTTTATTGTTTTGTCGTAATCTCCATCAATGAGCATTCCTTCGTACTTTGAAATTTTAGTTGATATTCCAAATGTGGAATGAATTGTCCTGCCGATGTGGTTTTCTTCATAATTTAGAGCGGCTATACCCGTAAATGAGGCGACTATTATATTTTTATCTGGCGACAAATGTTTTATGATTTCTTTTAATAGGTATGTTTTGCCGGTGCCAGCGCCGCCGATTATAAGCAGTCTTGGCTCTCCGGATATGGCGTAGTCAAAGGCTTTTCGCTGTAGGGGGTTCAATTTGGCGCATTTTTCCTTTTTGGAGGTGAAGATGTCGAAGATTCCCATAAAGAGTGCGCTCCTTATTTATATTTTATATGGATATATGTAAATTATGCCGTCTGCGCCGATGATGTATCTTTTTTGATTTCTTTGGCCAGCGTCTCGCGGCAAAGTCCCAATATCGAGTCGAGCGTCTCTATTTCTTTCGCGGTGAGGGTGGCGCCAAGTTCTTTTATCGCGGTGTTCAGGTGGAGCGCCGCTCCCATCAGTTGATCTGATTCTGTTATGTGTTCTGGCAGAGATAAGTTTTCTATTTCTTTGAGCGCATCTTCTTTTGATATACCTAATTCTTCATATATAAGCTCTACCGGGTTAACTCCTAATCTATCAGCGAGTGGCTTTATGGATGAAAGCGGAAGCTCTCGTTGATTTAATTCGTACAGCCTTAAACTTGACTGTGGTACGTTAGCTGATTTAGCAAGGGCATTAACAGATAATCCTTTGCTTTCACGTAGCCTTTTTATCTCTTGCCCTGCGCTCATTTCCTCACCCTCTCTTAATTTTTTATTATTCCATTTAATAATAATTTGTCAAATAATCATTTTGGGTAATTTATCCAAAATAACTTGATATTATTCGAAACTATGTAAAATACCCATATAAGAAAAGCGGCCAATCCAAAAAGAATTAGGACAGAGATATCCTTCATTATAAACCTCTCATTCTAAGAATGATAATCGGCGCATATTTATACCTACATAATTTGCTATTAGGTCTGTATTTCAGAATGCCCTTTTCGGTTTTTCCCTGCGGATTATGGACGTTACTTTGCCGATCACCCGGAACCAGGACGGGTCTTCCGCGTATTCTTTTTCTATTTTTATAGGACCGTACGCTGGGTTGGCGGATCGCAGCTCGACCGATCCGTCCGGGTTGTATAGTATCCATTTGATGAACCAGTTGTCGTTCCACGAAATAAGGACGGCGTCGCCGCTTATGGTGTCTTCCGCCGGGTTTATGACGGCGATGGCGCCTTCGGTTATTCCCGCGCCCTCCATACTGTCCCCCTCCGTGCGAATGCCGAAGGGCCTGCGGTGGTCGTCTATACGGCGGAATTGATCAGACTCAATTATGACGGTGTCTGCCGTTGAAGGCTCTACACCATAGAGGCCGTTTCCAGCTCCGCAGCTGGCCGCCGTTTCTATGCTCAACACGGGGATCTCTATGAAGTTTCCGTCAACACGCACATTTGATGGCTGGTCAGACTTAGGCGGCGCCGACTTTCGTTGATACTGCTGCTCTTCTCCTGATAAGGTTAAGAGGATGTTCAGTTCTTCTCTGCGCGGCGTCTGCCGCCCGTGCTCCCAACGCGATATCGTAACCGGGCTCACTCCTAATTTCTTCGCTAATTCTGCCTGGGTCATCCCGCTCTTTTTGCGTGCGTTTTTTATAATTTTTTCGATTTTTGCATTCTCTTCCGTATATTCCATATACTCAATGTTAGCGTTAGACGATAATATTATCAATGCGCGAATTTCGATAAGGATATATATCGTATTATGATAATATAGGACTATAGACCCATTGATTAATATATCGTTATACGCTATATTAAAATCACTGTCTGGCGGATATATGGAGGTGGTGACAACGAAGGGACTTGTTTATAGGCGTAAATCGCTAAGTTTAACACAGGCACGGCTTGCTGAAGCGATTGGTGTGAGCGCAATAACGATATGCCGATGGGAAAATGGCTCACAAACCCCGTCTATACCTATGTGCAGGACATTGTGTGAATTCTTCGGGTGCTCGTTTGATGAGCTGTTGCAGGATCCGGCCTGCATTTCCCCTCCCCCGGAAGGTGGCGGCTCGTCCGCGGGGGTCCGGGGAGGAGCGCCGGCGGATCGCGTGACCGACGGGCAGGCGGGCACTTGCGGCGCGCCGCGCCGCGGGGAGGATGTCGTAAGGCTTGAGCTGGTGATCCGGCAGAAAGGAGTGGAGGTTATGAATTGTAACGCTTACACGGCGATGGAAACTGGAAGCGAGATGAGGGTGGAGCTGGCGATAGTGGGCGGCAGGCCCCGCGTGGAGGTGTGCGGGCGGACGTCGCCGGGCGCGTCGGCGGAGGATGTGGCCAAGCTGTTCGACGATCTGAAGGCGGGAGCGATGGCGGCGCTTGGGTCGCTGAAACCGGATTTCGGCGCCGAGGGCGGAAGTACTGAGTGAACATGGAGGGATAAAACATGAGTAGCGAATGTGTTGGTATGCAGTCGAAGTATTTGGAATCGTGTTTGGAAAACGACGTTGAAATTGTTGCAAAGGAGCTTCACGAGGCCGGACGTCAAGCGTTCCTGTCCGGGGCGACGGTCGCTCAGAAGCATCATGAGGAAAAGGTGTTCCCGTTCATAGAATGGGATGACCTTACGGAGCCGGCGAAAGAGGGCAAACGTATCCAGGCCCGTTATCTGCTCAACAGGTTCCGCATGGAGCGGGGGCTGCGTTGCACAGTTGATCCAGGAAGTACTGATTGAAAGGAGAGGTTTAGTTATGTCTATGGATCTTGAAGAGCTCAAAAGGGAATTGAATGTGTGTTTGGGAAGGGAGCCGGAGGGGGATTTTCACTACTCTTTGGATCGCAGGGCCGAGACCTGCCTGGGTTTCGCTTTTTACGATTACGGCGTGCCGCGCGAGTGTTTCGACAGAGAGATGCTTGTACGGGAGGCGGCAAGACGGCTGGAGGAGGAGATACTCAAGAAGACGGAGATCCTTGAGATCTTGAAGAGGTACGCCGCCGCATCGGGAGACGCATCCGATGGTAGGCGCGCCGCCGGGGTGGATTAAGATTCTACTTCTTCAGGATAGCTTCGAGAACTTTTACCCTTTCTTCAAGCTCTTGGCAGAGAGTTTGAAAATGGCAATTTAAGTCATGGATGTATCGTTCTGTTTCTTTTAGCTCTTCAGGCGCGTTTTGGTGTTCCTGTATCGGAGACAGATGTTTCATGTTATCACCTTCGTTTCCCCCGGCGGCATATATAGTTTAGCAGTTTTGCTGAAGTTATAAAAGGCGGAAACGTGGGAGCTAAAAAAAAGAGTTAAAGCCGTTTCCCGAAGCCGTGTTGGCGCGCGGCTTCGGGAGGTTCGACGGCTTGAAAGAAATGGTTTGTCATATTTTATCACGATTGGAGTGTGTTTTATGGCGGAGATGTTTTCTTCTGTCGTGGCTGTGGACGCCGAGGCGCTTATGGCGCGGCTTGAGGCTATGGACGAGAAGATAGGGCGGCTGCTTGAGGCGAAAACGCTGGAGTCGCTGGCGGACGGGGCGGACCCGCGGAATATGTCTACGGCGGAGGCGGCGGCTTATTTGAAGGTGTCGAAGGCTTTTCTCAACAAGAGCCGTATGTCTAAGAGCAAGACCGCGGGGCCGCCGTATCACGTGAACGGGACCCGTGTGTATTACGTCGCGGAGGAGCTTGAGGAGTGGCGCAGGTCTACGCGGCGCGAGTGCGTGCAGCGCCTTACCCCGATGGAAAGGCGACTGCGCGCGGTGTCGGAGGAGCATGTATGCGATCCAGGCGGCCGTCCGTCGGGGCGGTGACCGCCGGCGAGATCACGGCGTTAAGGAGGGGTTTTTAGATGACGTATACGGCGGAGGTTTTGGCGCCGCTTCTCGTTGCGGCGGTGTTTATGGTTTTTTACTGGCTTATCGACAGGCGCGACGAGCGGGAGCTCCGGAAGCGTCTCGCCCTCTATGAGCAGCGCGTGAACGCGGAGTATAGGGAGGCGGCACGCCGCGAAACGCACGCGGCACTAGGCGTTCCCTATAGTAATTCTTTGTCTTCGCCTGTCGGCGAAGGGGGAACGCCGTCGGAGGCGGCGTCTGCGTGTGAAAGGGTTTTCGGGGGCGGCCGCTGATGGCGAAGTGGGGGATGGCGGCGAAGTGCCGCAGGTTTGGGAAGATACACGCTTTTTGCGGGCATGAGGAGTGTTACCCCGCCGTCTGGCTGCTGCCGATAGGGGCGGCTGCGTTCGCCTGCCACAACTGCGACGGCTTTGAGCGGGACGCGGCGCGGGTGAAGGATATGAAGGAGTTCTGCCGGCATCTGCTGGTGTCTTATATGAGGACCGACGAGGAGGAGAAGAAGGATGTATAGGGTGTATGTCGCAGCGGCTTTCGTGTCGTTCTGCGTTCTTGTGGTCGCGGCGTTGGCCGTAGCGGCGTTTTTTGTCGGCAAGCTGCTTTGCGTATGGTCGGAAGACCGCCACCGGCAGAAGAGGTGCATGGAGTATCTGGCCAAGGTGTACAGGGCGCCTAAGAAGGATGACGGGCGATGAAGGTACGCTGCGGCAGGATCGTCGAGTGTACCGAGGCGGAGTTGACCGCGTATTGGCTGCGGCATGGCTGGGATGATATTTATTCTTTCCCGGAGTATATGCGCCGCTGTGTCGAGCAGGGGACTGTGATCATGGACGCCGAGAAGGAGGATGAAGGGGAATGACTTATATCGACGCCGCCATGCGCGGGATCAAGATCGACAGCGAATTGTTTACGCAGGTGGAGCGGGAGCGCTTGAAGGAGATAATCCGTGAATTGCTGATCATTAGTAGTTGTCCTGGAGAGATATGGAAGGGCGCGCCCTGCAGACCCGCCGCAGGAGGAGTAGGTCTATGTACTATAGCACAGAGCTGTGATGACTGCTGGGAGATGGATCAGGAGGGGGTGTCTTAAGATGCCGGAATTCGACATTCCGGGGCTCGGCAAGGCGCGTATGGCTTTGACCGAGCTGGCGCGCAACCCGCACGCTTCACGCGGGCAGGAGCAGATGAAGACGCAGTTCATCGAGTCCCTTTATACCGAGATACGCGCCGCGCGTATGGCCGGGCATTCGTGGAAAAAAATCATGGAGTCTATATGGAAGAGCGGCGTTTCGGTGAGGTTTTCGGCGAGTTTTTTCCGGAAAAGCTTTGCCGAGATAGACAAACGGTACGAGAAAGAGACCGGTGTGAAGGCGCTGCCGGCAGAGACGCGCGGGCGGAAAAAGAGAGCCCCGAGCGATAGCGGCGCTCGGGGCTCGGAATAGAACTGTACCAAGTAGAACTGGCTAAGGAGATTATAGCATGAATAAAGGGAAAAGGTTTTTCGTGACGGAGAGGCAGCTGGATGAGCTGAAGAAGCTGCTGGAGAGGTACGAGGAGGCTCTACCGGCAAGGTATTGCGGCACTGTTGACGACCTTGAGGAAGCGCTTGATTTGATCGATGAGATGCAGAAGTCTATCGAAGAGGATTGGGACAGGCTTTTTGATGTGTGGCGCGATCTTAAGTTTTGGATCGAGGACGTGGAGGGGCAGGAGATTGGCGACGCAGATGACTAATCGGGAGAGGCTTGCTGCTATGAGCGATATGGAGCTTGCGGCGGAGCTGTTGTTTTGGGACTGCGCGGATGCGTGTGGTAAGCTCAGCGGCCGGTGCCCTTATTCCCCTGCGTGCGTAGAAAAGATAGCGGGTTGGCTCAAGAAGGAGGTGCGGTAGATGCCAGGTAAACGCAAAAAGAAAAGCGCCGCCGCTCTCGACCCCGACCCGGTGAAAACGAGAAACGGGAGGGCGAAGCGCAAGCTTCCGGTCATGCTGCCGCTGCGCCGCGACATGTGCCCCGCCGGCTGCCCAAAACTGCTGTTAGGCGGCGTGCCGCCCTGCAGCTTCGTCTGCCGCGATTTCGGGCCGCTCAATACGCACGAAGACGGAGGGCCGGTGAGGAGCGTCGGGTGCCATATCAATTCTTAGGGTTTTCTCCGCAGAACGTCTTTTACCCCGACGGGCAAGAGACTTGGCGTTGACGGCGGACAGAGGCGGTTGATTAGTGTTATGAATTGGTTTCGTTGGTATCATGGTTCTGTTTCGGATGGCAAGTGGCCTTTGATCGCCAAGCGTTCGGGGCGGCGCGTCGGCGAGGTGGTGGCCGTTTGGAGCGCCTTGCTTGAGTATGCCTCGCAGAACGAGACGCGCGGGAGCGTCTCCGGCTTCAACTGCGAAGAGATCGACGTGCTTTTCGGTTTCGAGAATGGAGTGTGCGCGTCGATTTACGCTGCCGTTTGTCAGCGCGGCATGATTAAGGACGATATTATCTGCGCGTGGAGCAAGCGTCAGGTGAAGGACGAGTCCGCCGCAGAGAGAAAACAGCTTCAGCGCGAGCGGGAGAAGCTTGAAGCGCTGCGCGCCGATTTAGAGGCTCGGCTTGCAAAAATAGAGGCCGCCACAGGCTCCGTCGTTCCTTCGATGGATATGTCACGCGATTGTCCCGCGCCGTCACAGAGCGTCACAGAATGTCACTTAGAACAGAACAGAGAAGAACAGAACAGAGAAGAAAAAGAGACACATGCGCAATCCGCATCGCCGTCCCCCACACAGACAGATTCAAATTCCTCGGCGCAAGCCGAGGAACCCCCCAAGGAAAGCGGAGGCTGCAAAGCGAAAAAGCGGCAGAAGCATAATTATTCCAACGACTTTGAGCAATTCTGGGCCGAATACCCGAACACGAAAGGCAAAGACAAGGCATGGCGCTGCTGGCAGACGCTGATGAAGGCTCGGGCGAGTCCCCAGGTGTTGACGGCCGCCGCGCGCCGCTATGCCGCGGAGTGTCGCGAACTGTGCCGTGAGACGCGCTATATCATGCATGGGGCGACGTTCTTAGGACCGGATGAGCGCTGGCGCGACTATGTCCCCGAGGCTTTTGCCGCAGGCTCTGACGACGGCGTCCCTCCGGGTTGCGCAAACGGCGCCGTGAGGGAGGAAGATTTTATGCTTGAAGGGGGTGGAGTGGATGCGAAGGCTTTCGAACGGGCAAGAAGAGCGGCTGCGCTTCGGCGAACTGGTAATGCGCCGTCAGAGGGCTCAGGCGTGGGCTGACGATAACATATCGCAGTGTCTTGCCGACTGTGACGAAAGAGGCTTCATAGACGTATCCCAGCCCGACGGCTTTCTCTTCAAAATCGTCTGCCCGCTGCTGGCTCGCCAGTGTCCGCGGGGAATCTCTTTTACGGCCATGATGGCGCAGAAAGCTTTCGAAATGCTTCCATGCGAAGTGCCCAAGCGGTTCCGCGGCGAGGTAGGGAAAGCGCGCGAGACTTTTGCCGTTTTCGGGGCACGGAAGTGGGACGGAAAGGGCTGTTTGTATATTTACGGCGACACCGGAACCGGCAAGAGCTTTGCGGCGGCGTGGAGGATCTATCAGGACATCCTTCGAAGGTTCGACAAGGATTGGGATGTTCCGTGGAGGTGGAATCAATACCGGCCTGCCGGCGTAAGGTGGTTTTCGGCCTATAGAGTGTGCCTCGAGCGTTCGAATCTCTACGAGGCGGAGGGCGCTTCTTTTCTGGTGCTTGATGACCTCGGCTGCGAAGTGCGAAGCCCTGCGACGAAAGCGGCGCTGAACGAGCTGATTTCCGTGCGGTATAACGAGCAGCGTCCGACGGTGATAACGTCGAACTGCGATCTTGTCGACTTGGAGAAGTATTACATGCAGCGGATGTATGAGAGGATCATCCATTCAAACAACGTAGTGAACGCCGGGCGCGAGAATTTGAGGATAAGGACTGATTGAAGGAGGACCGTCAAATGGCGACGTACAGGCACAGGATGGTGGAAGGGGCGATTAAGGATTTCCCCGCTATTAAGAAGGATTACGACGGCTACAAGCTGATGCTCGACGCGCGTGCCATGTCCTGCGGCTGCCTCTGGGACGAGTCTGTGGACGGAGGCGGCACCGTGACGGCCGGCGACAGGTATCTGGAACGATACGACGATCCCGTGATGAGGAAGTTGAAGTCCCTGGTGTCCGGTATTTACGAGCCCTACTGCGAGCTTGAGGAGAAGGAACGTCGTATTTTGGCGCTGCGATACTGGTGGAACATGGAGGTGTCGGAAATATCCCGTGAACTTGGGTTTACCGAAAGGCACGTATACCGGCTGCTCAACAGCGCGCTTTACCGCCTCTACCGGCCGCTGCTTTCTGTGCAGTCTCTGCTTGAAGACTGGCGAACCGGCAGGTTGAAATGAACTTCGCCTCCGTTGAGAATTTTTTCTCAAGTTATCCACATTGGTCAGAGTTTCCCGCCGCCGTTTGAGCCGCCTCTTTCTATCCTCCGTAGTGTGTTTTACGGCGCATTGGTCAGGCTCTCAAAGGTCAAATTGTGTCTAAATTGTTGTCAGTTTTTTGACATGTTTTTCTGCTATAATTTTCTACAATGGAATTTACCGTAGGCAGAAGACGAAGAGAGAAGAGAAACGAAGAGCCGCCTCCCCGATCGGGAGGGCGGCTTTTTTGTCGGGCTTTTTTATCGTCTGTTATTTGCCGAATATTTCGGAGTGGCTGCCGGTACGGGTGAGGGTGAGTACGAGGACGTCGTTTTCTATCATATAAACCAACAGCCAGTCCGGCGAGAGGTGGCATTCCCTGTAGCCTTTCCAATCGCCGGTGAGGGCGTGGTCTTTGAATTTAGGCGGCAGGGCCTCACAGTTTTGGAGCAAAGAGACGGCTTTATCCATTGCGGCCATCTCTTTGCCCTGTTTTCTCGCCTTTTTGAGTTCTTTCTTAAATTGGCTGGTCTGTCGAACCGTCAGCTTAGACACGGGGCTTTTTCCTCGGCGGCTATTTCTTCGTCGATTTCTTTGAGTATTTCGTCGAAGCTTGAATAGCCCTTCACGTTCGGATCGTGCGCTATGCGTTTGGCCTCTTCCATGGCCGCGATAGTTTCCGCGTTGGGCGTCGGCGCGGTCACTTCAAACGGGAATCCGGATGAATAGATGGCTTTGCGCAGGAATATTTTAACGGCGTCGGAGGTCGTTATGCCTATCTGCCCGAATATGTAATCGGCTTCTTCTTTTATGTCCGGTTCTATCCTTATGTGCAGCATGGCTGTCTTGCCGGCCATTGCGATTCCCCCTTTGTTTTTATGTTTCTATATTGTATCTCAAACGGTAGCAAATGTATAGCGTATTTTTATGAAAAGTAGGAAGGAGGCGGTAATAATGGCGCTCAGTGAGATGCAGGAGCGGTTTTGCATAGAGTATGTCAACGACCCCAAGCGCAACGCCACACAAGCGGCGATACGCGCCGGGTATTCGAAAAACTGTGCAAGACAACAGGCGAGCGAAAACCTGACAAAGCCTGACATAAAAGCCAGAATCAGAGAATTAGAGCTTGAACAGCTTGCCCACGCAGACTATAAGGGCGCTGCGTTGGACCGCTATCTTGTGAACAAGCTCATAGCGTTTATAGATTCCGACGTTACGGATTACGTCCAGATTTCAAATGGGAGCGGCGACCCGAACAGACAGGAAGCGCTTGACGCTCAGGCGAGGAAAGACAACGGACAACTTCATCTGGACTTCGACGGCGTCATCTTTTATCCGACTTGCGACATGCCATTAAAGAAGACGACCGCTATAAAGTCCATGGAAGTACAAAACATAGGCAATAAAGACACCATAATATTGGCTCCGAAAATCGCCCTCGAAGACAGGTTGAGCGCCATCAAGCTGCTGGCTGAGATGAGGGGGCTCAAGTCTCCGGATACGACGGTGAATATCGAGGTTTCCGCCGCTGGTATCACGCAGACGATAGAAGAACGTCGAAAGAAACGTGAGTCGAAAGCCGTGGAGGGTGAGCGGGATGAACGATGAGTTGACTCCAGAAGAAAAGCTTATATCCGACGTCGAGCGCTGGCGCGACAGTATTCTGGATTTCGTCGTCGAGTGCCTCGACGTGGAACCTACAAAGCAGCAGGAAGCGGCGCTCGTCGCTTTCAGCAGGCCGGGGGCGCACGTTTCCATCCGTTCCGGGCACGGCACGGGCAAGTCGACGATGTTCGCTTGGATCGCGTTGTGGGCGCTCGTCTGTTTTTGGGACGTCAAGGTTCCTGCTACCGCTCCTACGGCCCATCAGCTGGAGGATATACTCTTCCCCGAAATCGAGAAGTGGCGCGGTAGGATGCTGGAACCGTGGAAGTCGGCGATCCGCGTAAAAGGCGACAAGGTGACTATGGACGGCACCCCGGGCTTTGTGGCCGCCCGCACTGGCAGGAAGGAAAATCCCGAGGCGCTGCAGGGCTTCCACGCAGACCACATGATCTTCTTGATCGACGAGGCTTCCGGTATTCCCGAGACGGTCTTCGAGGTGGCCCGCGGCGCGCTTTCCACAGAAGGGGCGCGTATCCTCATGGCGGCAAACCCTACAAGGCTCTCGGGATATTTTTACAACAGCCATCACAGGAACCGCGACCTCTGGACGCGCTTTCAGTTCTCCTGTCTGGATTCGCCGCGCGTCTCTCCGGCATACGCGCGGGAGATAGCCGACGAATACGGCGAGGACTCGGACATGTACCGCGTGCGCGTGCTGGGCGAGTTCCCGAACGCTTCGGTCACCCAGTTCATGCCGGGGGACGTGGTGGAGGCGGCGATGGGGAAACATCTGCGCAGCGAGATGTTCGACTTCGCGCCGAAGATATTGGGCGTGGACGTGGCGATGTTCGGCGGCGACCGGAGCGTGATCGTGCTGCGGCAGGGGCTTTACTCGAACATCGTGTATCAGACGCGCGGCAATACGCCGGAGCAGCTGGCGGGGCACGCTGCAAGGCTCTACAACGAACACAAGGCGGACGCGCTGATCGTGGACGCGACCGGCGTGGGGGAAGCGGTGATGTCGAGCCTGCGGCTTATGCACCGCTCCCCCATCGCCTTTTACGCCGGCGAGAAGTCGCTGCTTGCCAACTGTGCGAACAGGCGCACGGAAGTCTGGTACAAGATGCGCGAGTGGTTCCTCTCGGGCGGGGCCGTCCCAGACGATCCCGACCTGCGCGACGACCTCGTAGGGCCGGAGTATCAGTATACGACGGGGAAGAATCTTATTCAGCTTGAGCGCAAGGCGGATATGAAGAAGCGCGGGCTGGCTTCCCCGGATCTTGCCGACGCGCTGGCTCTCACTTTCGCCGCGGATGTGGCGAAGCGTATCGATTTAGGCGGCGCGGCGAACGCGTCCGCCTATCACGCCGCCGGACGGCGATATGACCCGTTCTGGCGGACTAGAAAAAAATGAAGGAGGTGGCTGCGATGTGCATCAGGGGCAATGACTATAAGCCGGCTCCGACGCCGCCGATGGTTACGGACACGGTGGCGGCGCAGGGCGAGGCGGAGACGGGCGGCCGCGAGGCGGAACGCAGGCGCAGGCGGATGGCGCTTTCCGCCGCGGATACGAATGTGACGGACGGTTCTGTCTCGGGCGCGGCTGGGCAGAAGAAGACGCTGCTGGGGCAGTAGCATGGACGCTCGGCTTAAGGCGCTGCGCGACCGCGTGGAGGGTATGAGGCGGGAGCGGCTGCGCTATGAGGACAAGTGGCGGGAGATAGCGCGCTTCGTGTCGCCGGGGTGTACGGCTTTTCCGGAGGATTTCGAGAAGCACGGGGAGGACGATTCCGACGACGTGTTGAACTGCGCGCCTACCGTGGCGCTGCGCGTGCTGGCGTCGGGGATGCAGGCAGGGCTGACTTCCCCTTCGCGCCCGTGGTTCCGGCTGACGGTGCCGGACGTCGCCCTCGCGGAGTATGAGCCTGTGAAGGAGTGGCTGGGGGTCGTGCAGTCGCTGATGTACGAGGTGTTCGGGAAGAGTAATTTCTACAACGTCACGCATCAGTTTTACGGGCAGCTGGCCGGCCCCGGCACTGCCGCGATGTATATCGAGGAGTACGGCGGCGCGGGCATCTCCTGCCGCTGTTTCGACGTAGGCTCTTACTGGCTGGCCAACAACAGGCACGGCGTGGCGGACGTCTTCGTCAGACTTTCGAAGATGACTGCGGCCCAGATGGTGGAGATGTTCGGCGAGGAGGCCTGTTCGCAGGAGGTGCGGCGCGCGCTGCGCTACGGTTCGCGTGAGGAGCCGTTTTCGGTATGGTGCGCGATAGAGCCGAACGGCGAGTGGCGCGAGTCGGCCCTGGGCTGGCGGGGGATGAGGTTCCGCTGCGCCTATTGGCAGGCCGGCGCTGGGACGGATGAGTTTCTGCGGATCGCCGGCTTCCACGAGATGCCGGTGATGGCCGCCCGCTGGGATGTCGGCGACGGCCGCGTCTATGGGCGCTCGCCGGCGTGGACGGCCCTCGGCGACTGCCGGATGCTGCCGCAGCTGGAGTCGGCCTGTCTGTCGGGGCTGGACCGCATGGTGGATCCGCCGCTGGTGGCTCCTTCGGCGCTTTTGAACAAGATAGACACGCTCCCCGGGGGCGTCACGTATTACGACGACATGGGGAACGCGCCTATCCGCGGGCTTTACGACGCGGTGCAGCTGCCCATCCAGTATATCGACGCCAAGATAGCGGCGGTGACGGAGCGTATAAAAAGTGTGTTCTTTAATGACCTTTTTATGATGCTGACGGCGTCCAACCAGTCGGGGATGACGGCCCGTGAGATCACGGAGCGGCATGAGGAGAAGCTGCTTATGCTGGGGCCGGTGATCGAACGGACGAAGTTCGAGCTGCTTGATCCCGTGATAGACAGGGTGTTCGGGATACTTCTGCGCGCCGGGGCGTTGCCGCCTCCGCCTGAGGAGCTGTCGGGCGTGCCTTTGCAGGTGGATTATATTTCTATTCTCGCTCAGGCGCAGAAGATGACGGGGTTGGCGTCGATGAACGAGTTGGCGTCGATGACGGCGGCCCTTGTGCAGATCGGCAAGCCGGAAGCCGTGGACAAGCTGAACGCGGATCAGTTCGTCGACGAGGCGGGTCGTATGCTGGGGGTGCCGCCGGGCGTTATTTTGTCGGACGAGGACGTGGCGGAGCTGCGCAGGCAGCGTGAAGAAGCGGCGCGCCGGCAGCAGCTCGAGGCACAGGCCGCGGCCGCTATGCAGCAGGCGCCGGCGGCGGCCCGCGACCTGGCGAATACCCCGCTGGGGGACGGGACGGCGCTGGACGCGCTGATGAGTCTTTCCGGAGGCAATTCGATATGACGGAGGGACGCTTCGTGACGCCGCGCGGCGCCCAGCGGCAGGAGGCGCGGCGCAGGCGCGAAGCTCTGGAACATGAGGAGCTGCTGGCGGATTTCCGCAAGGTGCTTTCCACTCCGGAGGGGCTTCGCGTGCTCTGGTATGTGCTATCGCAGGGGTTTATTTTTCGCAGCTGCTTCACCGGTAACGCTTCGACTTATTTCAACGAGGGGAAGCGCGATCTGGGGCTGCGGATTTTGGAGTTGGTGGACGAAGCGGACGGATCCGCTTTCGAGGCTATGAGGCGCGAGGAGCGCAGGCGCGCTTCCCGCGAAGAAGGGAGTTTTGAAGATGGCAGATGATGTAAGTAAGGGCGTAGGTGCGGGAACGCCGGCAGCGGATGACACCGTCACCGCCGGCGCCGGCGGAGAGAAGATAAAAACGCCGGAAGCCGCGGAGCCGGACAAGGCCCCCGAGGGCAAAGAGCCCGCGGAAGTAAAAACCCCGCTGGGCGGGGTTTCAAAGGAGCCGAAGGACGGCGAGGGGCCCGAAGGGGGGAAGGAGCCGGACGCGGAGAAGAAGACGCCGGAGGGGGCTCCTGAGAAGTATGAACGCTTCAAGCTGCCTGAAGGGATGGAGTATGACGAGCAGGCGGCCGAAATGTTCGGCTCTTTCGCGAAGGAGCAGGGGCTGTCTCAGGAGGGCGCCCAGAAGGCGGTGGATTTTTACTGTTCGCTGGTTTCCAAGCGGATCGCGAAGGAGCGCGAGGATTTCACCCGCTGGTGCGACGGGCAGGAGAAGTCCATGAAGGACGACGCGGAGTTCGGCGGCGCGCGCTATGAGGAGAATTTGGCGACGGCGCGCCTCGGGCTGGAGAAGCTGGCCCCGCCTGAGCTGCTGGAGTATGTGAATCACAACTGGCTGGGGAGTTTCAAGCCTTTTGTGATGATGTGCTTTGAAGCGGGGAAGCTGGTGAAGGAGGGGGCGCTGCCCCCGACCGGAAGCGGCGTAGGCGGGGCTATGAGCGAAGCGGAATTGGCGAAGAAGATGTTCGCCTCGGAAAAGAAGAAATAAAGGAGGAGTCGGCAGATGGCGACGGTAACACAGAAGTATCAGACGCTTTTCGATCTCGCGCAGGAGACTGACAAGACGGGGGCGCTGCTTTCGATCGTTGAGATGATGACGCAGGTGAACGCGATATTGAAGGATATGCCTTTCATTCCCTGCAACAGCGGCATTTTTCATAAGGCCGTGATCAGGAGCGGGCTTCCGGAAGGGGTTTGCCGTAAGCTTTACGGCGGCGTCCCGACGGAGCGCTCGCATAAGATAGCGGTCACGGATACGACCTGTATGCTGGAGTCTTACGGCGAGGTGGACAAGGCCGTGGCCGTGCGCTCGGGCAATCCGGAGGTGTACCGCCTGCGCGAGGCGAAGAGCTTCATCGAGGGGCTGTCGCAGAGTATGGCGCGTATTATTTTCTACGGCGACCTTAAGGAGAATCCGGAGGAGATCGACGGGCTGTGCCAGCGTTACGGCGCGTACGGGACGAATAAGAACGAGAGTACGTATAACGTGATCAACGGAGGTGGCTCTTCGGCCGGCAGCGAGGCGTCGATCTGGCTTTTCAACTGGGCGGAGGATTTCGTCACGGGTATTTACCCGACCGGCGCCAATACGAAGTTCGGCGTCAAGCACGAGCCGCTGGGACAGCATACCAGGACTTATACGGACCCGGTGGACGGCAAGGAGAAGAATTACGAGGTGCTGCGCGACCACTTCATCGCGGAGTTCGGCATTCATGTGGCCGACTGGCGCAGGGTGGTGCGTATCGCCAATATCGATACGGGCACGTTCGGGACGGCCGGCGCCCCGGACCTGATGGCGCTGATGCGCAAGGCGACTTACCGCATCCCGGGGGCGACGACGAAGAATACGACGGGACGCCTCGTATGGTATATGAACGACGTCGTGATGGAGGAGCTGGAGCGTCAGTATTTCGCGACGACGCAGATGCAGCTGGTGCCGGAGAACGCCGCGGGAGAGGTGCTGGCCAAGTACCGCAATATCCCCATCGGGCTCGTCGAGCAGCTGAAGAATGACGAAGCCGTCGTACCGGCGGCGTAAGGAGGTTTCCACATGCTTATAGACAAGAGTTTTGAGATGTCGGCGGGACAGGCCGTGACGGCTTCGGCCGCTTCGACCAACGTCATCGACCTCGGCAAGAGCGGGAAGTTCGCCGCCAATCCCTTTTATCTCTGCTGCCGCGCCGCGGAGGCGGCAGCAGCTTCGGGGGCAGCGACGGTGACGGTGGAGATACAGTCTTCGGATAATGAGGATTTCTCATCGGGTGTGACGACGCACTTTTCTTCCGGCGCCGTCGGAAAGGCCAATATCACGAAGGGCAAGCATCTTTTCATGGTGAATGTCGGCGAGATGAAGTTCGGACGTTATGTGCGCGGCTATTACACGGTGGCGACGGGGCCGCTGACGGCCGGCAGGTTCGACCTTTACGGCTCCGCCGCCGTCGATATGAAGTAGGAGCGGCGGCCGTGTACGTGCAAGACAGGCCGGTCGGCAGCCCGCGCAACTGCCCTTTCAACCGCACGACGCGCAGTTTCGGCGGCGAGACGCGGGCCTGCGAGAATGAGGCCTGCGAATGTTTCGTCGTGACGAGCAGGAGCCGGAAGGGCGCCGCTTTGCGCGGACGCTGCGGGCTTCTGCCGCCGGCGCCGGACAATGTGGCCGACGCGGCGGATAAGGAGGCGGCGGGCAGGCCTACGGAGGCCGTCTCCGCCTCGGAGGAGCCCGGGGATTTCGATCTCAAGGGTTAAGGGTTAGCGGTTCAAAACAGCGGGAGGCCCGGGCTTCCCGCTGTTTTTATTTTTTCTCTTTAAGGAGGACGGCTTTATGGATTCTGTGGTTTCTATATGTAATTCGGCTTTAAGGCTTATCAAGACGAATGTGATCAACTCTCTGAAGGAGGCCTCGGATCAGGCGCGCGCGTGCGCCGAGGTTTACGACGGCGCGAGGCGCGCGCTGCTTAGGGAGTTTGTATGGAGTTTCGCAAGGTCTATGACCGTGCTTTCGCTGTCGGCGGGATGGAAGGCCGACGCGCTGTGGCGCTACGCGTATGTGCTTCCGGAGGCGTGTCTGTACGCGGTGCGCGTGTTTTCGGCCGCGAGGCTCGCGCGGGGCGCGGCGCCGGGGAGCGGTTTTGCGAATGACGAGCGTTTCGAGCTGGGGCTGTTGGAGGAGGTACGGAACGAAGGTCTCAAGAGTTCCGTGCGCGTGGTTTTTACTGACGCCGAGCAGGCGTGTCTGGAGTATGTTTCGGACGTCACGGAGACGAAGCTTTTCGACCCGATGTTCGCGGAGACTCTGGTTTATAAGCTGGCTTCGCAGCTCGCCGTGCCGCTGTCGGGCTCTCCGGAGGCTGGGCAGTATTACGCGCGGCTGGCGGAGACGTCGCTTGCGAAGGCCCGCCTGGCCTGCGCGAACGAGGGGCGCCGCCGCCGGCTGACGCAAGCGGCGCGTTTCGTTTCGGGGTTCGAGGCGGCGAGGAGGCGGGGCTGATGGCGCTTTTTATTCAGCCTTCTTTCGCGGCGGGAGAGTTGTCGCCGGCGCTTTACGGGCGCGTGGATCTGCAGAAGTATTCGGTGGGGCTGGCCATGTGCCGTAACGCTTACGTGCAGCGGTACGGCGGCGTTAGCAACAGGCCGGGGACGCGTTTCATCGGAGAGGCGAAGTACGCGGATAAGAAGGCGCGGCTCATACCTTTTCAGTACAGCACGGAGCAGACTTATGTGCTGGAGTTCGGCGATTATTACGTGCGCTTTTACCGCGACGGCGCGCGCATAGACGACGGAGGCGCGCCGCTCGAGCTTGCGACTCCGTATTCCGCTGAGATGCTTGAGGAGCTTTCTTATGCTCAGTCGGCGGATGTTTTGTTTCTCACGCATCCGGATTTCCCGCCGAAGATGCTGAAGCGTTCGGGGGATATGACGTGGAGTCTCTCCGATATGGAGTTCATGGGCGGACCGTTTATGGACGCAAACGAATCAAATATCACGGTGCGGGCTTCCGGCGTCTCCGGAAATATAACGCTCACGGCGTCAAGTCCGCTCTGGAAGGCGTCGGACGTGGGACGGCTTTTCAAGCTGGGGGCGGACGTCGCCGCGGTGACGGTGTTCGCCGTGCCGAATGTGCCGGCGTACAGTGCGGAAACAAATTACGCGGCGAATGATTTTTGTTCGCACAATGGAAAGATATGGCACTGTCTGCAGAGCAATACGTCGGGGGTCACGCCGGCGGCGGGCGCGCACTGGGAATACGCGGGGCCTCTGGGGTCGTCGGTTTCCATCGAAGCGCCGGTGTTCAAGGGGTGGGATCTGTCGACGCAGGGCTTCTGGAACGGGAGTTTCACGCTGCAGAGGCAGGACGCGGACGGAGCGTGGAAGAATGTACGGACTTATTCGTCGTGCTGCAATGACGGAGGATCGGCTACGGGAGGGGCGAGGAATTACAGCGACAACGGCGCTGTCGACGAACCGGCGCTTTTCCGTATTTATTCGACGTCTTTCAAGGGGGTGCAGCCTGACGGCGCGTATGTGGAAGACAGGGGATATATCACGTTTATAGCCGAGGGCGGCGAGTTCTGGGGGATCGTGAAGATCACGGAGATTACGTCCACAACGGTGGCAAGGGGCACGGTGGTGAACGTGCTGCCGACGACGGCCGCGACGAAGCTGTGGGCGAAGTCGGCGTGGAGCGATGCGAACGGCTGGCCGAGGACGGCCGGCTTTTACGCCCAAAGGATGGTTTTCGCGGGAACGAAGGCGCAGCCGCAGACGCTGTGGTTTTCAAGGCCGGACGCTTTCAACGATTTTAAGACGACTTCCCCGTCGGCGGACGACGACGCGATTTCCCTGACTCTCTGTTCTGAGCAGGTGAATGAGATACGGCATGTGTTCGGGCTTTCCGATTTGCAGGTGTTCACGGCCGCTTCCGAATGGAAGGTGTCGGGCTCGGACGGGGTGTTTACGCCGGAGTCGGCGCAGGCGCGCCCGCAGACTTATTACGGAACGTCGCGCGTGCATCCGGCGGTGTACGGGAATATTCTGGTTTATGTGCAGGATAAGGGGCGGGCGGTGCGAAATCACGGCTATACGCTCGAATCGGACAGCTATCAGGGAAACGACCTGTCTATCTTGGCGGAGCATTTTTTCAGCGGGCACAAGATGGTCGGCATGGCGCTGCAGAGGGAGCCGTGGGGGATCGTATGGTGCGTGCGCGAGGACGGGAAGCTCGCGGGGCTGACGTATCTGCCGCAGCATGACGTCGTGGCGTGGCACCTGCATGAGACGAAAGGGGCTTTCGAGTCTGTCGCGTGCGTGTCGGGAGATTCTCAGGACGAGGTGTATTTCGTGGTGAAGCGTACGGTGAACGGGAGCGTCCGGCGCTATGTGGAGGCGCTGGCGCATCGGCTGCCGGACGGGGATCTGAAGAAGGCGCTTTTTCTCGACTCCGCGCTCGAGTATCACGCGGCCGAGGCTTCGCTCTTTTCGGGGCTGGATCATTTGGCCGGATGTACCGTGGGGATACTTGCCGACGGCTTCGTGCTGCCGGAGCAGGTCGTCTCTCTGGAGGGGACCGTGACGCTGCCGGGCGGAAGGCCCGCGAAGGATGTGTGTATAGGGCTGCCTTACAGGAGCGAGATAGAGACGCTGGCGGTGGATATGGGAACGCAGAGCGGGACGGTGCAGAGCCGGATGAAGGCGATACACAAGCTGACGCTGAGGCTTCACGATTCGCTGGGCGGGCGTGTGGGCGCCCGCACCGGCGGGCCTCTGGATATGGTGAAGTACCGCACGAATGAGGATTACGGCGCGCATACCCGGCTGAAGACGGGGGACGCGGATCTTATTTTCCCGGCCGGCTTCGACAGCTGGGGGCAGGTGTATATCGTGCAGGACGAGCCGCTGCCTTTTACGCTGCTGGCCGTCGTGCCGCAGTTTTCGGTGGGTATGTGATGGCCGAGTTTTTGTTTTCCGGCCGGCGCTGGGAGCTGACGAAGGCGCGGCGCCGCGACGCCGTGTATGTGGGCGGCCATGTGCGCAGCGTGGATCGGCTGGAGGTGGCGGCTTCCGGTCAGTGTTCGCCGGTGGCGGCGGCGCTTTCTTCGCTCGACGGGTCGCTCTGCTCTTTCGCTGTGCGCTGCGGCGGCGCGCCCGTGGCCGTCTTCGGAGTGGCGCGCGGGACGCTGCTTTCCGATGAGTTCGTCTGCTGGATGCTGGCGTCGGATGAGCTGGAGGAGTGCGGGACTGCGTTCGCGCGATACAGCAGGCGCGCTGTGGCGGCGCTGGCCGAGCGTTATCCGGTGATGAGGAATTATGTCGGGGTGTGGAATGTGAGGACGCTCCGCTGGCTGCGCTGGTGCGGCTTCGAGGTTTCGCCGCCGCGCCGGCTGGGGGTGCACGGCGAGTTGTTGCATCCCGTCGTTTACAGGAGGAAGGAGGGGTAGCCCGATGTGTACGCTGGCTATGGCGCTGTCCGGCATAGGGACGGCGATTTCGGCTTACGGGTCGGTGATGCAGGGGAAGGCCCAGGCGGACGCGCAGGAGGCGCAGGCTGCGGCCGCCGAGTCGAACGCGGCTGCGGAGCGCGAGCGCGCGAGGCAGAGCAATCAACGGGCGGCGATCGACTCGTGGCGCACGGCCGAGCAGGGAAGACAGTTCGCCGGACGGCAGCGCGCGGCTATGGGCGCGCAGGGGGTGTATATGGGCTCGGGCTCTCCCCTGGCTATGCAGCTGGATACGGCGGGGCTGGCGGCGAAGGATGCGGCCGCTACGCGCTATAACGGGATGCTTGAGACTTGGGGGTATCAGAACAACGCTTCTCAGCTGATGAATCAGGCGGGGGCGCATCGGGCGGCGGCATCGGCTTCGCGAAGGGCGGGGACGCTGGGGGCTTTTACTTCCGTTTTGGGGGGCGCCTCTTCGCTTTTGTCGCAGTGGGGCGGTTTTTCGGACGGCGCTTCCGCTCAGGCGGATTCTTCCGGCTGGCGGGTGAACAGCGCTACGAGTTACGGCGAGCGCTACGGGTTGCCGCACAGAAGTTTTTATAAGAAATATTGGGGGTTGAACTGATATGCCGGTGGTTCCTAAGTTTGTGGACGGTTCGCGGCTTTCCGCGTTGCCGGAGCTGCGGACGGAGGCCGACGCGGCCCCTTTCGCGGCGGCGGCTTCGCAGGCCGGAGCGCTCGCCGGCGCGGGACGGGCTCTGCAGGGGCTGGGCGCGGATATATACGCGCGTGCGCAGGCGGAGCGGGAGGAGGATGAGCGCGTCGAGTTCATGAAGCTGCGGGCGCTGCGGGAGGCCGAGGCGGAGGGCGTCGTGCGGCGCGAGAGCGAGAGCGACGATTACCAAACGCTGGACGAGCGCGTAATGAGCGCGATGGCCGACTACGACAAGAAAACGGCGGCGGGCATCCGTGGGAAACGCATGCAGAAGCTGTACGGGAATCTTGTGGAGGTGGGCAACGCTTCACTTGCGCCGAAATTGGCCGCGATGCGCGAAAAACGCAGGACGGACGTGCTTTCAGCAGACGCCCTGCTTGCGGTGAATACCGCCGTGGAGAACAAGCGCTGGGAGGACGCCGGGGCTTATATAGAAAACACGCCGGATTCCGTATGGGACAGGCAGAAGAAGGCGCAGCTCACGATCAGCCTGGAGAAGAGCAGGAAGGATTATGAGACGACTGTGGATGCCCAGGCGGAGGCGCAGAGGCTGCTTGAGAAGTACGGCGCGGACGGGCTGGCAAGCGCTTTGGCCGACGTGCGCGACGCGCACGAAGGGAAGGAAGAGGACGTCTATCTCGGCTATGTGAATTCGCTTTTCGCCGACGCTCTGCAAGCGCGGAACACAGCGCGCGATAAGGTGTGCGAGGCGGCTGCGGATATGCTGAATCACAGGGCCGGATTTTCGAAAGTTTCGGCGTTTCTTGCGCAGAATGAGGCGCTTTTGGGGGCGAGGCTGTTCCGCAGGCTGAAGGATGACGCCGAGCGCGAGTACGGAGCGGGAAAGTACGCTCCGCGCGCCGTGTACGGCGCCGGCGGAGCGGGCGGCGGAAGGAACGTCCCTTCTCCGGCTGCGAAGATGGCGCTTTTTTATAAAGCGAAGGAGGAGCTCTTGGCGGGAAGGTACGCAAGCGCCACGGAGTTCGCGGAGGCCTACGCCGACGCGGGGTTCAGCTATACCGACCTGCAGAAGCTGGCGTATCCCGTTTTCGGCAAGAGCGACGCCGGCGGCGGAGGAAAGGATAAATTCAACAATTTCAACCCGCTCGCCGCCGTGACAAAGATGACGAAGGATTACGGGCTGGAAGAGTCGCCGGAAGAGGAAATGGCTTTCTGGAACGCGTTTTCGGCCACATGCCGCGAAAGGGAAAAGAAGGGGCCCCTGACGAATGAGGAAATGGTTGGCATCGCGCGCGATATGTTCACGCAGCGGGTGATCGCTGCGGAGTACAGCAAGTTGGGGAAGGGCTTGAAAAATATATTTGGCTGGGATATAGGGGCAAGCGAGGAAATAAGCGCTTATGAGTACCAGCTGAAGGCGGAAGAGCTTGCCGGGCGCGTGTCTGTCGGCGACAGCACTGGCGTGCCCTACACGGTGGATGAAGAAGGGAATGTACGGGGCTGGAAGCCGGACGACAAGCCAGAGCTCAAAAGGCCTAAGGACCGCCGGATAAAAGCCGAGGGCTTTTATCCGGAGAAGCCGGTGAAAAAGGAAAACCTCTTCCCGTACGCGGATATCCGCACAGAGGAAAAGAAAGAAGCGGCGGACGACGGGACGGAGCATTTCGGCATTCCGTATCCCATAACGAGATGATAGATGACGGGGGTTTATCATGGCATATTTTGACCTGACGGAAGAACAGCTTGAGGACGTAAGGCGCACTGAGGCGCGCAGACGAAAGCAGTTTGGAGAAGAGCTCGCGGACGCTAATTTCGCACAGCAGGAGGCGGAGGCCAAGGCGTCCGGCGACAGGCCCGCCGTTTCTGTCGAAGGTCGGCGCGGCGGATATGAGACGAAGTACGGCTCGGGGCTTACCGACTCTTATCTCAGGACAATAACCGCCTTTCCGGAACCCGAGGGCGCGGCGAGGGATTACGCGCTTGCGATGGATTCGGGGCTCCCGATGCAGCTGATCAAAAATAATCCGCAGGTGCGCAAGCAGGCGGAGACGATACGCATGATGCGCGGGAAGGCTCCCGTTCTTGAAATGATGAAATCTAAATCCCCGATTGCCGCAGAGTATCTGAGTACGTCGGGCGTGCTGCCGTTTGTGAGCGACGAGCCTGAATCGCTTGTTAAAAGCGAAGGGTTTATAAGCTCGGCCGTGAACGGGTACAGACTGGGGAGTCTGCAGCAGAGGCTGGGACGGCTGAGGGCGCGGCAGCTTTTGGATTTCAGCGGCTCGCCTGACGAGAAGACGGATAATGAGATAAATGAGATAAAGGAAGAGCTTGAAAAGTACGCCGCCGCACGTCCGGACGCTCTTCTGCCGCGGATGTTTTACGGCGGCGGTACGCAGATGGCGCAGAGGCGGGATCAGATAGCGCGCGGCGCGGCTTACGCCGGCCTGGCGGCGGGGGCCGTGGGACTGGCGGCGGCCACAGGAGGGCTTTCCGTGCCGGGGACGCTGATGACGGCGGCCGGCTCTTATGCCGGAGCTTCAGCGCTTGCGGGGACGGCGGCTCAGGCCGGCTTTATGTCGGGGGCGTCTTACGAGGGGTTCGTGCAGGAGGCGGGGCTTGCCTATGACGAGCTGCTCGATGCGGCCGGCAGAAACGGGGAGAAGCTCGACCCGAATGTGGCGCGGGCGGCGGCGCTTATGGTTGGCGCGGCGAACGCGGGGATAGAGTTTATGCAGCTGGGTATGTTTCTAAAACATTTTCCCGGCGCGGGCAAGCTGCTTGGCAGGCAGGTCGTCAAGAAGGCTGTGGAATCCCCGACTTTTATGAATCTAATGAAAAAGGCGGGCAAGGCCGGCGTCACATGGCTCAAGGAGGTTGGGCTCGAATCCGGGCAGGAGGTGGTGCAGCAGACTACGAATATTGTCGCGCGAAATGCGGCGAAGGCGTTGTCGCGCGGGGAGTTCGATTATGACTCCGCTTCGGAGATCGCGGACGAGCTGATAAGCACTTTCGGGAGTTCGGCCATAGATTTTTCGCTGCCGATGTTGGCCGGCCCCCTTGCAGGCGGCATGCGGAATCTGTCACGGGCCGCGTCCGTGCGGCGGTATCGCATTGAACGCGCGCGCGGGCTTGCAGTGGTGCAGGAGATGGTAAATTCGGCGGCGAAGGAAGGGCCGCTCGCTTCGCGTTCGCCGGGGGCGATGCGGGATTATCTTATTACCCTGAATGATCAGATCAAAAACCCGTTCGCCACGGTGTATCTTCCGGCTGAGGCGGTAAGCGGCGCGGCGGCCGGCATGGATGCCGAAAAGCGCGCCGGCCTGCTTAAAACGCTGGGGGTGTCTGATGTCGAGTTTTCGGACGCGCTTGCGGCGGGCTCGGATCTTGTCGTCGACAGCGCTGATTTCGCGATGCTTGCGCAGTCCGACGAAGCGGCCGCGAAGGCGCTTTTCGCGCATTTGAAGGCGGACGCCGACGGCCCGGAGACCGGGGATGTGAAGGCGGCGACGAAGGAGCACGCAGGCTTTATCCGAAGCGCGATAGGTTATGCGTCAAGAGTGATCGCGCCGTCCGCCGTATCCGAGGAGAGTCTTGTCGAACGCGCGGAGGCGGAGGGCATCGGCGATGTGTATGTCAAAGCGTCGGTGTTCAATCAGCTCTTCCAGGAGGCCGCACCACAGGCGGACGGCGAAGCGCGGGATACGGGGCCCGCGGCGGCCGAAGCGCAGGCGCAGACGGCGGAAGAGGACGCAGAAGTAAGCGCGCCTGCGGAAGGCGCGGAGACGCAGGGGGCAGAAGCGGCGCGGGAAGGAAGCGGTATGTTCGCGGGGATCACGCTGGATGAGGCCCTTTCCGTGATCGGTGTTTCGCGCGTGGATTTCGACAAGGCTCTTGAGAATGACGAAGATCTGCGGATAAGTATTGACAGGCTGATTTCCGGAGATCTGCCGGAGCAGCTTTACGGTTCGCTTCGGGATGACCTTATGGCGGAGGCCGGCGCGTTGACTATACGCGAGGCGCGTGAATGGGAAGAAGCTTTTGCCGAAACATCCACCGTCGCGGACGGCGAAAATGAAACCGCGAACGGCGGCGATCAGGCCGGCGAAGCCGGGGGCGCGCGGGGGGACGAACAAGAAAAGAAGGTCGTTTCGGGCGTTACGGAAGAAGAAGCCATGGACTGGCGCGAGAAGGCTGAACGCGACGTGCGCGACCGTGAAGGCGCGGCACTCGTGCGGGCGAATATTAAGGCGCAGCTGCTGCTGGCCGGCTACGGCGACGATGCGGCGCAGGCTTCGGCGGAGGTTTTCGCGGGGAAGGTCATGCGCTCCGCGCGGCGCATGGGGCTCAATCCGGAGACTTATTTTAGAGTGTACGCGAATGTGAAGTTCGTGCGGGGCGACGCAACGGCAGAGAGCATGCTGAATCAGCTGACAAGAGAGAGGGGCGCCGTCACACGCACGGAGGCTTTCAAAGCATGGTTCGGAGACTGGGAGAATGACCCGGAAAACGCCAGCCGCATCTTGGACTCAAACGGCGAGCCGCTGGTGGTGTATCGTGGAGACACGGCCGGCATGACGTCTTTCGGCAGCGCGCAGGGAAATTATTTCATTTCAGATAAGGATACGGCCGAAGGATATGCTGGGAAGAAGGGCTCTTTATATCCAGTGTATCTTAATATCCGCAACCCGTTCGTCTTTTCCGAGGAGAATGTCGCCTCTTTAAAGGAGGCTCTTTCCGCCCGTTTCGACGACTGGTTCGATATGGACAGCTCGGAGCTGGCACACGACGGAGATTTCCAACGGCTTAGGAATCTGTATGCGGCTTTCAGGAACGACGATGGCTCGGCCATAAGGGATTTATATAACGACTTCCTGCCGCGGATGGACGAGTCGATGGGCGACGAGGAGGCCCGCGACCTCATGGGGCGTTCGCTCCACGATTTTTATACGTTCTCGGCGAGTCAGCTTGATTTCAGGGATATGGATATTCTGAATCCATATTTGAGGATGCTGGGTTTCGACGGGGTGATCAGGCCTTACGATCCGCTGGCCACCGGCGGCGGAAAATCGGAATATATCACCTTCACCCCGGAACAGGTCAAGTCCGTGGAGAATACGGGGACGTTCGACGCTGGGAATCCGAATATTTATCTTCAGCCGGTCTGGCACGGGAGCCCTTATAAGTTCGACAAGTTCAGCCTAGAACATATAGGCGAGGGTGAAGGCGCGCAGGCTTTTGGCTGGGGGCTGTATTTCGCGGGCGAAAAGGAAGTGTCCGAGTGGTACAGGGAGAAGCTGGCCGAGGACACCAACAAGATTAAGCTTTTTTGGAACGGCGAGGAGATAGCCCCCGCCTGGCTCCCGAATGGCACCGACAGCGATGAACTTAGGGCGCTTTTCCGTGACTTTTGCGCGGCGGGGCGTTCGCCGAAGGAGTTTGCGCTCGCGCCGGTCGCCCACCTTGCGGATATATGCACCCGCGCCCCATGGGGCTACTCTCCCCAAAGACTGCGTTCGAACCAGAAAGAGTTTTTCTATTCGCCGTTATATAGTGCGAGGGAGGCCGCCGAGGCGTTTTTGGAAGAGGCTGGGTTTACTCGGGTTTCCAAGGAAGACGGCGGCCGCTATGACAGATATATTCCCACGGAGCGCGAGCGGGAGTATGCGCGCGAGGTGCTTAAATGGCTGGATGAGAATGAGGATAAGTTCACCGTCGATGTAAAGAAGAATAAAGGTCAATTATTCAAGGTGGATATACCCGATGAGGCGGACGGGAATTATCTGCTGTGGGACAGCGCCGTTACGGAGGAGCAGGCGGGGCGTATTGTCGAGCGGATGAAGAAGGAGGGGCGGTATAAAGAACTGTATGTCCTTGCACTTGACGGAGAAAGGTTTGACCGCCGCAAGCACAGTAAAATTGCAACGAATGTTTTTGCCGAAATAGAAGATTGCCTTTACGGTTATGAAATGTCTTTGGAGGAGGCAATAGCCTTCTGTTCCAAGCTCTATGAAAAAAATATTGAAAAGGCAGAGAAGGATGAATTCGAATATTTAGCGGACACCTTACGCGACGAGCTTGAGTGGCTTAATGAGAATAAGCACAGGATTTCAACGGTATCGGATAATTTTAATAATTCTACGCCTTCGGATTATCTTAAATCCCGCTTCGGACATAATCTAACCGGAAGAGACCTGTGCAGAGGACTGCAAGACGAATTCGGCTCGGATAAGGAAGCAAGCCTTTTGCTGCGGGACGCGGGCTTCGCCGGCATCAAGTATCTGGACGGCTCAAGCAGGAGGCGCGGCGAGGGCAATTATAACTACGTCATCTTCGACGACGCCGCGGTCAATATCCTGGAGACGTATTATCAGGCGCTGAACGAGAGCACATCGGAAGAATTTAAGAAGGCGCTGCCGGACAGGGTGTTCGACAGCTTCGACGGTGCTAAGGAGTACCTGAGGAAGCAGCTTGAGGGGCTGCCGGAAGGCGTATCCAATGAGAGCGACAATATTCTGGCTAAATTGAGCGTTAAGGGCATCAAGAAGATGCTGTCGGATAAAGCCACAAATAAATCTATAGCGAACGGCTTTACCACCAAAGACCATATAACGGCGGCTGCGAATATCGTGAAGCTGTACCGCAATTCCGAGCTGCTGAAAGAGCACGACGACAGCAAAGGACGCGATGCTATCACTAAGATAAAGCGCTTCGGCGCGCCCGTCGTGCTTCCGGATGCGGAGGAAGCGTCCGTAGCCTATATTACCGTGAGGGAGATCTACGGGAAGGATAATAAGCTTTATTCGGTCGAGCTGATGTCGTTCGAGCTGCTGAAGGCAAAAGAAATGCCCTCCGGCAACCTAAACCCCCCTGCCGCCGAAGAAGGCGGCAGTCAGAGCTCCAAAACGGAGGGCATCTCAAGGTTATCAGAGAAGCTTGAGGCTGTCAACGCCGATTATGCGAAGTTTGAACAAAAGGCGCGAGGGGCTATTTCCATCCCACATACGTTCGGCGAGGGGTCGCTCATCCAGATAACCATCACTCCGAACGCGGACGCTTCCACAGCGGTGCATGAGATGAGCCATTATTTCCTGTGGGAGATGGAGAGGCTGGCCCAGCTGCTGCCGCATGACGCGGAATTGCAGGCGGATCTCGCCACGACGAAGAAGTGGCTGGGCTGGAGGGACGGGCAGACGGATTGGACGCGGGGGCAACAAGAGCAGTGGGCGCGCGGCTTCGAGGCGTATCTGCGCGAGGGGCGCGCTCCGTCTGTGGAGCTCGCGTCGGCGTTTGCAAGGTTCAAAAAATGGCTGTGCGAGATTTATAAGAGCATCACGGAGCTGGGCGTTGAGCTTTCCGACGATATGCGCGGCGTCTTCGACAGGCTGCTGGCCTCCGAGGAGGAGACGGAGGCGGCCATGATGCTTGAGGGCGCGGATAGCCCGGGCGGAGGAGAGAGCGAAGCGCCGGTCGCGGAGCGGATCGTCGCCGCTCGCGGCGAGGCGATGGCTGAGCGCAGGGCCGAAAGCATGAAGGCGGATGTGCTGTCGCGGATATTGCGGGAGGCCGAGGAAGCACGGAAGCTTAGGGAGAGCAAGGAGGCCTCCGAAGAGATGGAGAGGATCACGGCGGATGTGCGCATGATGCCGGTGTACCGCGCTATCGCCGCGATGCGTTCCGGGCGGTTTAAGATGTCGGATGACAGGCTTATCGCAGATCACGGGCCGGATGTCTACGAAGGCCTGCCGGAGGGTGTTTCCGGCGCCGACGGGCAAATGTCCGCGGATGAGGTGGCGGAAGAATTCGGCTACGGATCCGGCGAAGAGCTGATCTCGGCGCTGAAGGCGGCGCCTTCCGTCGAGGATGAGGCGCGTGCGAGGTATCAGGCGGCGCATCCGGAAAGCGATATGCGGGAAGAGGCGAAAGCCGCGGCCGAAGAAGAAGCGTACGGAGACGACGCGCTTTCCGAGCTTATCGCGGAGCGCGAAGACATAGCGGAAGCCGCGGGCACGTCGGATGAAGACTGGGCCGCTATCGAGGCGGAAGACGAGGCCGCACGGGCCGCCTGGGATGATCCGCGCAGCCGGCCGAACTGCGTGCGCTGGATACGCGAAAACGGCGGCCTGAGTTACGCCTCCGTGAAGCTGGCGTTCGGCGACGAACAGGCGCAGGAACTGCTGAAGCGCTGCGGCCCGGGGCTCTTCAAGGACGGCGCGCTGTCGCTGGACGTCGCAGCCGAGTCCATGAAGAATGAGGGAGCTTATTTCGGCATGGGCGCGGCGAATGCGGATCAGGAACTTTTCGACGTCCTGATGGGCGACGATCCTCCGGTGTCTCCGCTGGAGATCGCGAAGCGCGAAGGGTTCGCGGAGGCACGGGCTTACGCGAAGAAGCTTGCGGAGGAACGGAGGGCGCGCAAGGCGGAACGCGATGCCGGCAAGGCTCTTCGCAAGGAGGCGAGGGAAGCGGAGGCCGAAAGGAAGCGCACGGCCGCCGAAGCGGAGAAAAAAGCAAGGCGCGAGGCCCGCGAGGAGCTGAAGCGGCGGGCGGAGGCAGCGGCGGAAGCTGTTTTCTCCGCCGCGCGCGACGCGGTGGACGGGCTTTATCCGAATAAGCTGAAGAAGAAGATAGAAGCGTATAAGGCGGCCGAAGCCGCAGCGAAGAAGGAGTACGGCGAGGCGCTGCGGGCCCGCGACTGGGAGAGGGCCGGGCACGCGAAGGACCGCCAGATACTGAACCGCGCGCTTGCCGTAGAGGCACGGCGCGCCGCCAAGACGATAAGGGGGGCGCGGAAGCGTATCGACAGGCAGCTGAGGCGTACGCGCAAGGATACGTGGGGTATGAGCCAGGCGTGGCTTGACCAGATAGATCTGCTGTTCGCGAGGTTCGGCATAATACCGATGTCTGCGCGTATGGAGACGACGCAGCCGCTTGCCGGTTTTGCGGCCGGCATGGCCTCCGAGGGGCACGAGCCGCCTGTCGCGGACTGGATACTGAACGGCGCCGGGCCAAAGGGCGCGCGGAGTTTCACGGTAGGGCAGGCGCGCGATTTCAACGATACTCTCGTGTGGCTGATTCACGGGGCGCACGAGGCTGGGCGCATGTCGCGCAAGTTCGAGAGGCGCAATGTGGGCGCGGTGGCGGAAGAGGTCGCGGCGAATATCCGCAAGCAGCTTTCCGTGCTGATAGATAAGAATGCGAAGGCGCAGGCCGAGCGCAAGAATTTCGATATGACGAAGGTCCAGCGGCTGAAGAGGTCGATTTCGCTCTGCGCTTCAAGGATGTCGAAGATCGAGATGTTTTGCCGCGTGCTTGACGGCGGCGAGCGCATGGGGCCGGCGTATGAGGCTATTTTCGAGCCGATCGCACGCGCGGAAAATGAAGAGTATGCGATGAGACGGGTTTATACGCGGCGTTTCAAGGAGCTCCTGTATAAATCTTATAGCAGGCAGGAGCGCCGCACGATGGCAAAGAAACGCTGGTATCAGATGATAGGCAAGAATCTGTCGAAGGAGGAGGTGCTTTGTATTGCGCTGAATACTGGCAATAAGCTCAATATGGAGCGCGTTAAGTCCGGCTTCGATTGGAGCGAGCAGCAGCTGCGCTATGTGATCGAGAATACGCTGGACGGCCGTGACTGGGATTTCGTGCAGGGGGTCTGGGATCTGCTGGATACGCTGTGGCCGCAGATCGCCGCGCTGCAGCGCGATGTTTCCGGCTGGACCCCGGAGCGGGTGCGTCCTATGGCTTTCACATGGCGTGTGAAGGGCCAGCCCGGAAATACCGGGCGCACTGTCGCGGGCGGCTATTACCCGATCGCGTATAACAGGGAGGCCGGACGCAACCGCTTTATCCGCAGAATTACCAAGCAGGAGCTGTTGGAGGATCTTTACGGCGGCTTCTGGAGCATGGCGCAGACGAAGCAGGGGCATACGAAGGCGCGCGCCGAGAGTACGGGGTATGAGTTGCTGCTTAACCTGAATGTTATCCCGACGCATCTTACGAATGTGATCCATGACCTGACGCACCGAAGGGCTATTATCGACGTCAATAAGCTGCTTACGTATTGGAAGCAGGTGCCGCCCGCTACGCCTTTCGATCGGGCAAAGATCGTGCATCCGCTGGAGGACGCCATCATCGACGCGATGGGCGAGGATGTGTATGACCAGTTCCTCCCATGGCTGAAGTATGTGGCATCCGGCGAAGGCAATCCGCTGCATGCCATAGATATGGTGTGCCGCTGGCTGAGGCGCAGGACGCAGATCGTGGTGCTGGGGCTGAAGGCCGCCGTTTCGCTTTCGCAGATCAACGGGTTTTTCCCCGCGATGCACGAGGTCGGCTTTTGGCCGCTGCTGAAGAATATTTTCTATTTCTACCGAAATCCGGCCGCGTTGGCCGATAATGCGCGGGCTATTTGGGAGAAGAGCGAAGCTATGCGCTCACGCTCTACGTCGCGGGACAGGGATGTGCGGTCGCTGGTGGATTCTCTGCATAAGCGGGGCAAGTTCGACAGTTTGCAGGAGAGCTATTTCACGTTCATCAATTTGTTCGACGCCGGCGTGGTGCTGCCTATATGGACGACGGCTTACGAGAAGGGGCTCGCCGCGGGCTGGGACGAGGATAAGGCGATAGGGTATGCCGACAGTGTGGTGCGCGGTACGCAGGATATAGGAACGCCGAAGGATTTGTCGGCGATCCAGCGCGGGAGGGACACGTATAAGATTTTTACGATGTTCTATAACGCGATGAATACGCAGTTGAATATGGTGATGGAGGATATATGGCTGTATCGCGCCGGGAAGGTGTCGAAGGGGCATCTGATCGGGACGGCGCTTTATGTTGTCGCGATGCCGGCTATTTTCGGCGCGCTCATCACCGGGCACGGGCCGAAGGATGACGAGGATGACGAGAAGGGCTTTTTCGCGCAGCTGTTCGACGATCCGGCAAGGGTGGCCGCGTGGTGCGCGAAGCAGGCCGCGAAGTATCCGTTCGCGTTCGTCCCACTGCTTCGCGATGTGGAGAGCTACGCGCTGGATGATTTCGGGCGCTACCGCGTGTCGCCGGCGTTTGCGCCCGCCGAACAGATCGGGAAGACTGTAAGGGATTTCGCGGCGGCCGCGGACGATATCTGGGACGGCGAAGCGGAGAAGGTTTCCACAAAGAAGCTTGCACGGGACGCTTTTACGACGGGCGGCTATCTTTTCGGCTATCCCGCGGGGCAGCTGAATATCACTTTCGGCGCGATATGGGACCTGATGGAGGGCGAGAAGGAGGTAAGAGCGAGGGATTTCTTCCTGTACAGGAAGAGGTAG